GCAGGAGGAAGATTCAGCCCGAAACGGCCCTGCCGCCTGACCTTGCCGTTGCCGTCAGCGCCATACGCTACCTTTGCATCCGTGCGTCGGAAACAGGTGGTTGGCGGAATGGACATCAACTATACCATAGGTTGCTGCCTTTGTCACAAGAGAAGAACAATGTTATTGGATTCCCTTTCTTGGCGGCGCAGATTTCATTTATTACAAACTGTCTGAACAAGATACTCTCTTTACTGCATATTCTGAATGCAATGGCTATAACCATTTCAAGGTTATAAACATCATAACTGATGCCGCCAGGTTGCTTGATATACTTCATCGTATCACATTCGTTCAATTCCTTGTTCTTATATATAGTATGAATCGCCTTGCGAATGCAGCATGAGAATACCCCGAACAAGTCGGCTATCTCAAATTGGGTCATCCATACAGGTGTAGTCGGCATAGTGGTTACACCTGCTTCACTGATTGTAATTATTCCTCTATCCATAGTCACTTGATTTTAATCTTGTCACTTGATTCACATTCCTTTTTCCAACCACTGTAATTACCGCATTTGAATACCCGTGAAGGCATGCCGTCATTGGGCAACGCATACTTGCCTTTGATATTTTCAGACAGGACAGCCAAATCCTTGCTCACTTTATGGTTGGTTATTTCAGCGTATATCTGGGTAGTCCGTATGGAGTAATGCCCCATCATCTTGCTGATGGTTTCTATCGGGACCCCGTTGCTCAGGCAGATAAGGGTCGCGAAACTGTGCCGGGCTTGGTAGAATGTTAAATGGCATCCTAAATCACACTGTTCGGCTATGATTTTAAGGCTGCGGCACAAGCTGCTGGTCTGTGGGACGAAGAACAATTTTCCGTCCTTGCCTTCACCCTTGTATTTCTCAATGATGCGGAGAGGAATGTCAAGAAGTTTGATATGGCACTCCGCCTTGGTCTTCTGCCGTGCGATGTGAATCCATTTGGAACCGTCTTCCTTCGTGATGATGTTGTCTTCCGTCAGATTCGCCAAGTCAGCCCTTCCGATGCCCGTAAATACCGAAAAGACAAACAGGTCGCGTGTGTGGCACAGGCGGTAGGTGGGTAGTCGGGCATTGAGCAGTTTTTCAAACTGTTCCCTGTCCAAATGGCGATGGTTTACAGGCACCTTCTCTACCTTATGCCCAGCGAAAGGGTCACGTTTCAGTATATGCCTCTTCAACGCCAGCCGTGTCATCTTGTGCAGCAGGATAAGATAGTCATTGTAGGCGGACACTTTTAACCGCAGTACGGTAGAGAAATAGAATGTGAGGTCGGTCATGAACTTCATCGTCAGCGAACGAAGCGGAATATCCTCCAAGTCATACTTGTATCTCAGAAAGTTGTATATATGCTTGCGCGTGGTCAGATAGCGGATATAGGTATGCCTTGTCCGGTCAATGCCCACACGTCTGGCGTATTCTTCGTTGTGCTCGTCAAACAGGGATAGCAATGTCTCTTTGACATCGGATTTTCCAGTGACGGCGTTCTTGATGATTTCGGATGAGACGAAACCATAAGAGTCCACGTTCTTCCTGTAGGCGGATTTCGCTTTTCCCTCCAACGTCTCCAGCAATGAGTTCAGCCTGTTCAACTCATTTCTTTTTTCGCCGGTGATGTTTCCGGTCTTGCGCCCGTCCGTGAATGCCTTTCCCGCTTTTGCGTCCCATAGGTCAGGCTCTATTTCCAGTCCGGTGGAATACTGGCTTATCTTCCCGTCAAGGGTGACACGCCCCATAATCGGGCATCTGCCGTTTTTCTTTGTCTTCTGGCGGTTGATGTAGAACAACAGTTTGAATGTGCTTCGCATGGCTTATCCCTCCATTATTTTAGTTATGTACTCCCGTTGCTTCACGCTCGGATTGACTTTCCGCCGGCTGTAGTCTTTCAGAATCGGTGACGGGGCGGTGTCGATGTCCGACAAGGAGAACTTGCCCCCGATAACATCTTTCAGGCAATCCACATCCCTGTCTATCTTGTCCTGGGTGACTTTCGCATACCGCTGCGTGGTGGTGATATGCCGATGCCCCATGATTTTGCTGACGGTTTCTATCGGAATCCCCTGTGACAGGCAGATGATGCTTCCGAAGGTGTGACGTGCCTGGTGAAATGAGATTGGACGGTTGATGCCGCACATCACGGACATCTTTTTCAGATGTCTGTTCATGCTCTCCTTGGTCAGCATCGGAAGGAGTTTTCCGTTGTCGTCCATGCCCTTGTACTTTTCGATGATACTCAAGGGAATCTCCATCAGCCTCACACATTCGGGTGTCCCCGTCTTTTGTCTTTCCGTATGAATCCACATACTGCCGTCATCGGCTTTCACCAGATTGGCGGTTGTCAGGCTTCTCATGTCGCAATAGCAGATCCCCGTCCAGCACGAGAACAGAAACATATCCCTCGTGAAATTGCGATTGGGAGTGTCATAGGTCGTGTTTGAAAACAGGTCAAGCTCGTCTTCCGTCAGGTACATCTGTTTGAAAGCGGGTTTCTGTGGGGCATAGCCTTTGAACGGGCTGAAAGGAACGATGCCACGGAACACGGCAAGCATCATCACGCTTTTCAGGCGGTTGACATGTCCGAGTATGGTTCTGGGCATGAAACGTCTTGTCGTGCGCATATACATATCAAACGCCTCGATAAAACTCTCATCCAACTGCTTGACGGGCATATCCGACACATGGTATTTCTCTTTCAGGAATGCACCGAGTATCCGGTAGGTGTTCTGGTACTGGTAAAATGTGTTTACCGCCCTGTTCACCCCTACACGCAGGGCATAGTCACTGTTATGTTCCGCATAGAGTTTCATGATGGTGTCCTGTGTTTCAGCCAGACCTTGGAACACGTTTCTGACTTCCTCTGCCGTTACGACATCCTGTATGTCGAAAAGCTCGTTGAACCGTTTCTGCAGTAACAGCAGTACCCTTTCAATCTCCCTGTTTGCCATTGTCGCCACCTTGCTTTTGCCCGTACAACGTTGGGCGGTGGCATTCCACAACTGCACTTCAATTTTGAACTTGCATGCGAATTGTGCGATGGAATTGACCCTCCCTTTGACGGATATTCTTCCCATGAGTGGAGAAAAGCCGTCCTTGTCCTGTCCGCTGCGCTTGATGTAGAGCAGCACTTTCATTTCAGTTTTCATGCGTTACTTTTTTGATTGCAATATTACTCATACTTCGCCTGTTGAACGGCATGAGAATCAGGCAGAACGGTGCAATCAAAACCGGATGGGCTAAATCTGCCGGATAAAGGGATATTCCCGGATGGAAAGTCCTTTCCGATGACAGCTTAATCCCTGATTGACTGCACTTAGATGAAATGAAAACAGGTAATGACTTGGTAGCTGAACAGGTTCATTATTCCACCTGTCTTTGCAGTTTGTCCAACTATGCAAATCAACGCAATTTGGCTGTATTACAACGAATTGTCATTTATTTGCTGTATTCTTCTCTTGGCTGCATTGATAATTTTCTATCCGGTTACAGGATTACCATATACCATGGCTCCCAATCGTCCATTTCCCAAAGGTAATGCCTCTTCCCAATATCTGGCAGGCTTATCATACCATAATACAGGTTTTTCCTGAGCATCTATGCTGATGCTGACTACAGATAGCAAAACTACAAGTGCTATTTTTAATAACTTACGTGTCATTTTATAATTAAATTAATAAATATCATCGACTTTTATAATGGAGAAAGAAATCCATTCTCTATCAA